TAAACTGGTTTTTCGGGGTCATTAAGTAAACCTTGTTTTCTTTTTACTTCATAATCTATTTCATCTACGAATTCAGCATTGAAAGGAACTTGTCTAATTCTTCTCCATGTTCCTTTATCTGTAGATTTAATATTAAATAGATGATTTGTACAACAAACTAGTTCAAATTGCGGAACAAATTTACACATTGATTTTGCATACATAGCTCTTCCTTCCATTTCATCCCCACCTGTCATTTGTTTCATTATACCTTCATTTAATTCATCACCAGCAGTAGGTTCATCCATTGAAACAAACCTTTTACCTTTTAACTTTGCTATTTCCGGAGAAGGACCTCCAATAGACTTTCTTTTTTGTGTGAGAAGAGCAATATTTATTTTATCAGCATAATCACCTAATACTAAATTAAGTAAATCAACCCAAATAGATTTACCATTACCACCTACACCAGTATACAAAATAAATTTTTGATTTTTATTTTCACCAATTAAAGTTGATGCTGCATGGTCCAACATATATTCTCTCAACTCTTTATTTGGGAATATTTGTATAAGAACTTTACACAATTCATCCCATTTATTTACATGTTCTTCATTATTTTCATCAAATGGAACATAATCCGTCTTTGTAGTAAATGATAAGTAATCTTCCGGTAAGCCTGTTCTAAATTCTTTAGTTCTGAAATCATAAATACCATTTTCAAAACCCAATAAATATTTATTTTCATCCATTTTATGTCTAAGTTCTTCATTATAAAACTGCTCCTGACACTCACCCATAATTGATTTTTTTGCATTGTGTGATTTAAGTTTCATAGTAATTCTATTAAAAGCCGAAGCATTTTGTAGAAATGCTTCTCTTTCAGCAGCAGACCACTGTTCATCTGTGCTTTTATCTTTTTCATTTTGTGCCGCTTGTTGATAAAGTGTCTCAATATCTTGAGATAATTTGATTCTTAGTCCTATTCCTGCATCACTATTTTTCCATCTATGACCTATAAACTGATACCATTTCTTTTCAACCATACTAACACACGCAAATTCACCCATAAATAAATTTTTAGCCAGTATAGCAATATCAGTATCTGTACCTCCTCCGGGTAATGTCTTATATACTAATTGTTCTACAGAACTATCATGAATTTTTTTATACTGAATTGGATTTAAATTTTTAGCCCAATAATGAATAGAACGAAATGTTAGTCCTTCTTCTTTTTCTTTCATTTCACCCCATACTTTAAACATATTTGGTACTTCAACCCAATTAAATTTTGAAGATTTACTTGAAAATTTTACCCAAGTCCAAAATAAATTTTCATCTGTATTATGCAAAGCTAATCCTACATTCATCCACTCTTTAAATGGAATATAATAAGTCTCATCAAGTAACATGGTAAATTCATGTAATTCTTTTAAATGATAATCTCGTAAGCCTATATTATTAAATATATCCAAAATTATTTCATCTAATTCTGGTTCATTTTTAGGCCAGCCTCCAAATAGTTTAGAATTATTTACTTTAACTTTTATTTTTTTATTTTTAATAATCTTTGTTTTTTTCTTATTTGAAAATTTTTCGAGTTTATCACTATATTTATCTTTTATATTATCTTTCAATAATTTTTCAAAATTTTTATTTTTAGAACTAATTACAGGTAGAATTTTTTTAATATCTAAAGAATCTACATCTTCCATATTAATGAAATATTCTCCGTCTTTGATAGAAATCTTCCAATAATATTTCAATTCATATGCTTTACACCCTGGTTTACGAGAGCCATATACTTGCCAGTTATTCCTACCACTACTTATACATTCGTCAAATATATCTTCTGGATTATTAATACACTTAAGACCTTCCTCTCCAAATATCATCATTTCATTTTTTTCTTTAGAAATTACAACTTCTCGGAGCAGTAACTGAATATTATGCTTCATATTTAAACCAAATATAATATGAATACCATCTTTTGTTTCCTTACCTTTTTGTATTACTACATCCTCTTTTTCAAATATAAATACAGGAAATTCAATATTTGTTTTAAAGTCAAATATTTCTAACAGAGATTCTGAATATAATTCAAGAATTGCTGAAATTTCATCAATTGTATACTGTCTTTCCTTTACATCTTGATTAAATCTCATATCTATATCAATCAATAAAGGACCACCATTTTCCTTATCTTGAGTTTCAGTAAGATATTCATGATTTTTTTTCTTAAAAACCCAGTCATAATATAATTTATAAAATTCTGGTAATTTATCATCTGGAATATGATAACTACCACCCCATATTTTTTTACCTGATTTAGCTGAAGGGTCTCCTATTCTCGTATTAGTTATAGGTTTAATATTGTCATCTTCTTTTTTAATTCTATGAAACTTCAAAAATTCCGGTAGTGTTTTGAATTTAGTTCCATTCATTTATATATATCATTAAACACAGATTAAATTTAAATCAATTTTAATATTTATAAAATTCAATAACTTATTTGTATCTTATCATATATGGTCTGAAAAATAATAATATATTATAATTATTTAAATATTTCTAAATAATTATATTTTATATGAGCCAAGATAGTAAAATTATGACAAGATTCTCACGTAAAAGGTTACAAAAAGATATTATTGAAATTATAAAGGAACCCTTAATTGAACACGGAATTTATTATGCACACGATGAAAATAATTTTTTAAATGGATACGCCGTAGTTTTTGGACCAAATGATACAATTTATAGACATGGATGTTATTGTTTCAAATTTAAATTTCCAACAAATTACCCATTTTCTCCCCCAAAATTAACATATATGACAAATGATGGTGAAACAAGATTCCATCCAAATTTATATAGAAATGGTAAAGTTTGTATTAGTATTTTAAATACATGGAAGGGTGAACAGTGGACGTCCTGTCAAAGTATTAAATCTATTTTATTGATGTTAGTTACTTTATTCCACAATAAACCATTATTAAATGAACCAGGAATTAAAGAATCTAGTTCACAATTTATACCTTATAATAAAATTATTACATACAAAAATTTAGAAATTGCATTATTGCGAAACATAGATAAAGAAAAACAAATAAATTCTATGAATAAATGCCAAGCATTTATACCAATATATGAAAATTATGTTAGAAAAAACAAAAAAGATATTTTAAAATATGTTGAAGAATTAAAAAATAATGAAGAAAAATCAACTCAATATGTAAGACTTTATAATATGCGGTGTAATATTGATTATTCGTACTTAAATGATAAAATACAATCAGAAATAAAAAAATTATTGTAAAATTGAAATAAATATATTTATTTTATTAGTATATAAAACATGCATTTTTGTCCGAAATGTGGTAACATGTATTATTTAAAATTAATGAATAAGGATGAAGACAAGCTTATTTATTATTGTAGAAATTGTGGAAACGAAGATACTTCTTTAGCAACAAATACCAGAAATTTATATGTTAGTAAATCTACAATTAAAAAAGAAATGAACTACAAAAACGTTATAAATAAATATACAAAATTAGACCCTACTTTACCAAGAATAAATAATATTGATTGTCCAAACAAAGAATGTCCAAGTAATAATAATTCAGGAGGCGAGCAAAAAAATAATTCAAATAAAGATATTTTATATATAAGATATGATGACAAAAATATGAAATATATATATTTATGTTCTTTGTGCGATACTGTATGGAATACAAATTCGAAATAAAATTGAAAACAATATAATAATGTTATATAATAATAATATAAATATGGATATTCCCGGTTTAGAAGAAGTTAATGTTGAAGAAGAATTAAAAAAAAATCCTGATGATAGTAGTTTAGTTTTGTCTGAAAAAGAGGATGATATGGATGATATGGATGATATGGATGATATGGATGATATGGATGATGTGGGTGATATGGATGATATGGATGATATGGGTGATGCAAATAGCGAAGATAGTTCAAAAAAATCAGAAGAATCAAGTAAAGAATCAGAATCTAAAGATAATTTAGAAGAACTTTCTTCTGATGAAGACAGTGATGATGATTATGATGAAAATATGCAAAAATTGGAACAAGATATAAATAAAGATATTTTATTCAGCTATCATCCTGAAACAAAACAAATTAATTTTAAAGAGTTAATAGCATTATCAAATATAACAAGAAATAAAAAGGGTGAAATTATAGATGATTTACACCAAACTGTACCATTCCTTACTAGGTATGAAAAAGCCAAAATTTTAGGATTACGTGCAAAACAAATTAATCATGGAAGCAAAGTATTCATAGAGCTTACAAAAGATATTATAGATGGTCATACTATTGCTCATATGGAATTAGTTCAAAAAAAAATTCCATTTATTATAAGAAGACCTATTCCTAATGGAGGAAGCGAATATTGGAAAGTATCTGATTTAAAAATCTTAGAATAAGTTAAAAAAATATTAAATATTAAAATTTTTTTAACGGTCTGGTCTCGTTTTTTGGCGTAACAATCTTACAAATGTTTGTTTCTTAGTCATTGTGTCCGATGTATCAGCATAAATATTTTTATTATTAGGAAATAATTTTTTATTTGTTGACGTTGTATTAAATCTACCATTTGGAAATCTATTAAATTTACATACAAAAATATTATTTGTTTCAAATCCAACTATATTTAAAAACGGTAAGACATCAATAGAACTAACAAGTGTTTTCAAACCTTCCCATATAAATTTACCAGTTACTTTATATTTATATGTATCATTTAACACTATATTATTGTCTACAATTTCATAAAAATTGTTAAATGGTAAAATACCCGAATAAATAATAGATAATTCAGAGGTTTCAACATTTATTCTTTCTACTGTCCATTGAATATCTGATTTTCTTAGATTATTTTCATTCCAATTCAAAATTTTAGAAAAATCAAATCCACTCCATTTTATTGTTATTGAGTCATTATTTGTTGATATCATATCACTTGGATTTGGATTTAAATGAACAATATTTGATATATCAACAATCAATGCTGTTATATTTGTTCTTCTATCTATATTATTGTAGTAATTATTTTGTATATCTATATCTAAAGTATCGTCATCCCATGCTGATATACCTATCTCGTGAACATCATTCAGTATATTTATGTTTGTTCCTTGTTGTATAAAATTATCTCTTTCAGACATTAATTTTTCAACAAAAATAGATTTAAATTTAATGTAGTTTACATCTGATAAATTTGGTTTGGTAATACCTTTAGTATTATCTATAGATATTGGATTTCCCAAAAATTTTGTACCCGAATCTCCAAATAATGTATTTGAAAAAAACTGTAATACTATTGGTTTTACATTTAAGTTAGTATTTATTATTACATTCGGAATATCAAAAACTATATTATTATTTTTTGAAATAATTTCACCACTATCATCTATAAATTCATTTTCTAAATTACCACCAGAATCACTATCAATTCTATTTTTATTACTGTTTATCAATGCATACTTACATATATTATTTGATAAAGAACCGTCTATTTTTTTTTCACGCAAACTTATATTTTTATAGGTTATAGCAAATGCTATTTGTGATTGATTTTCCCAACTACTTAAAAATGTATAATTATTTACATTAACATTTCTACTTAAATTTATCTGCTTATTTAACTTCCAATAATCTGAAATAAAATAATTATTTATACTATCTGTTTGTGGATTTGTAAAATAAGAAATATCCTCATTTAAATTAATTTTTTCACCTTTCAATAATCTTTTATTTATAAATAAATCTAATAAATTTTGTTTTTTAAAAATTACAAAATCTCCATTTATCGAATTATAAGAGTCAGATGTTATATTAAAATTATTATCTACAATAACTCTAGAAATATCAAAAATTCCCTCTGGTACATTTATTGACGTATAATTTTCAAATGTTTCTAATTCTGAATTTCCTATATTATTATTTTTACCTTGAATAAATAAACTATTATTACTATTATTTTTTACATCCACTTTTCTTAAATTAATATTATACAATTCACCACTTTTTAATATTAAAATTGGTGCATTACTTATATCGTAACCATTATTTACTTTTTTTCCATCATATTGTTTTCCAAAAAATGTATCATCAAATATTTGAGTTTCAACATTTATACCTTCAATTATATTTACATTTTGATAACGATAAGGAATATAATTTTCAGGTAAAGTTTTGACAGATATTTTATATGTTTTATTTTCTTCTATTTCTTTGACAACTGGTAAAATACTAGTATTATCTACAAATCTTAATTGAAATATATTACTACTTATATCATACAACGATTTAGATATGTCTATACTTCCGGTTTCTAAGTGTGTTTCATATTTATTAATATAATTCAAACTTGGGTCTGATATATTGAAACTACAATCTATATTATGACTACCAGAAGCTATATCTGTCAAATATATATATTTTATAGGCATTTCACCATCTGAACTCAAGGAAGAATTATTCCATTCTAATTCAATTGTTTCTTTTGCTCTAACTGCTTTCTTACTAGTCTTATTATCATTATTCAATGTACCATCCATACCAGAAAATCTAAAAAATGTTACCACACTACTTATATCTTCTCCAAAAATATAATTAATTTTATATGTTTCATCTTTAGATGGTGGAACTAACAATTTATATGCAACTTTAAAAGTCTGAGTTTCATTTAATTCTCTTTCTTGATTATCTGTAAAATATTGTTGATTATCATTTGTAACATAATTTGATATAGAAGTAGTATTTGAATTATTTTCATCACTATAATATGGCTTTATTGATATTCTAGGCAAATCTATTGTTTTTTCATACAAACCATAACCGCCTCCCACACAATCATTTCCAGACAAATCTAAATAGTTAGTAATAAATCTGTATCTAATTCCACTAGTTCCTATACTTTCTTTAAATATTTGTTTTGACTTTCTTGCACTTTTTAAACTACACCACAATATGTTGTTTAAATCATAATTTAATAGATAAGTACCATCGTTTATTGTTGTCGGATTATTAATCCATAAATTATTATTTTTACCATCTACCGTATTAAAAACATTAAATGATATATCCCATCTCCATCCATTTGATGATAAATCAACTTTGGTATACGCGAGTTCGTTGGTCTTATTTCCTGTATCGTATTCAGAATAATTATCGCCATAATATCCTATATTTATACTATTGTCACTACCATCACTGTAAAACCCACCAATCATTTTTGTTATTGTATGTCCACTATACTTATTTTCATTCCATTCATAATTATCAACTTGTTGTAATTCTCGCGGTGCTTCAAAAATATCCAAATCATTATTTTCTGTGTAAATCAAACTATTTTTGATTTGATTAATAGACATTATTCTAGTAGTATCTCTCCAATAATCTGCATAATTTTCTTCGTGTGTTGGCTCTAATGTAACATTACTAGTGGACACACTTTGCACAGTCAATGTTATATCTCCATCTCCTACTTTTATATCTCCTGTAGAAAACGTTTTTTCAATATCAGTTAATACGACTATTTGGGTTGCTGTAACGCCCTGTAAAGTTGTCTTAACCCTACCCATATAAGTATTACTTTGTTTAACTATATCATTTGCATAAATTGAGTTTGCCCCCACAAAATTAAACGAAGGGTTTATAGTAATTGTATGTTCTTTAGCATTATGTTTTGTAGTATTAGATAATAATGTAGCATATGAATCATCTGGTCCCAATCCTGTTAATATTTGAAATTTTAATACATTTGTATAAGTATTAACTGTATTAGACGTAATTGGGGCAAATCCTTCAGAATATTTTTTATTATTTATTTCTATTTCTTCTCCAAAAAAACGTATATTTTTCCCACCAATATTTGAACTATACAAAAATTTATTATACATTAAATCAAGCATATCTGTAGGGTAAATTATATCACAATCATATACATATTCAACTAAAGAACACCACTTAGTGCGTTGTCTTTGATTATTATCCCATGGATTAAAATGAATATTTAAACCATTTTCTGTACTTTTTTTTATTCGTAATGTTAAATAAAAATTTTTTGTTTTTTCATTAGTAATGCCCACAGGGCTTTGATATCTAAAATTTCTACTTATATCATTAAAAGCTGGCCCGATGTAAGAATTAAGTAGAGTCGCATCGCCAGTTACTACTTTTTCAAGAGGAGGTGTTCTAGAATATCCACTAAAATCTAATACTATCATATTTTTATTTTTTGATAAATCTACTAACATTTTTTCATTTCCAAATGTTTCCGATTCTATAAAATTTAAAGATACATCCGCACCTTGTGTAATTAAATTGTTATCCCCTGAATTTTTTATATTTTTTACAGTCAATGTCCAATATTCATCATTTGTATCTTTATTTATATTTTCTATTAAAAATGTACTAAAATTATTGCTTATATCTGTTATTTTTAATAAATAATCTTTTGATATATTAGATTTTATTATATTCATTGAAACATCTATATTTGTACCTAATTTATCAACATGATATAAATAAATTGTGTCAGCAGTATGTTGTTGTGCATTATCTTTATTTAATAATACTTTATCAAAATCTAAATTTGTCATAACATTTGTACTAGAAAAAGATATATTATATTTAAATTCTGCTACATTTTGAAGTTCTGAACCCTCAAAACCCCTAGTAGAACTTATACAACTTTTCCACAAAGGCCAGTCATTTTCATTTATTTTAAATAAAGGAAAACCCCAAAACCAACCAATTTGTTTGCCTCCAGGTGTTGTATTTTTACTATAAAATCTATAATTGTATTCTGATACTCCTGGTTGTTGCTGTGATGATGTATCTTCACCATTTTTTCGATAATACAAAACATATGTTCTTAATTTAGCCGTGGGTAATTCATTTTTCCGTTTTGTTATTTCTATCCATTCAGTATTGTCTACTGTCCATGTTCTCTTGTCAGAATAACTAGGATATTTTAAACGAAAACCTGTAACACCACTATAAATTGCATCATTATATAAATCCGTCATTTTATTTTATATATGTTTATATAAGATAAAATTATAATCAAATATACTATTAGTTAAGTTTAAAACAAGGGTTATAATTACTAGTGTGTGATGATGTTTTGCGTTTATTTTGAACAGAATTTGCGTATGAAAACTTCGACGAAATATTTTTATTATTCGTTACTAATGTATTATTAGAATTACCATTATTATTAACAATATTATTAATAATATTGCAATCTTTAACACAATAGTTATCTTTATTATTAGGTATTTTTATTTCTTCAGACCATTCGCTTATTCCTAAATTTGTAATCTTTATATGAGTGGTATCTACATTATATCTATACACTGATCTAATTTTCACAGTAGTAAAATTATCTATACCAAAAGGTATAAATGTATACGATGGTATGAGTACAACTTTGGTATAATTATTTATTTGTAATTCCCAATATACATTCATATTTACAGGAGGATTGGCATAATCCCATAATATTGTCACTTCAGTATTTTTATTTTTAACAATATTAGATGTGTTTAATTTTATATTTGTAGGTTTATTCCAAATCCCAACGTTTACAATACTTGAAACAGACATATATATTTATTTAGATATATTATTCATAATTTGCGGTCAATTCATAATAAACAAAATTATCTGAACTGTTTTTAATATTTGTTGTTGATGTACTATTAATATTATTATTAATTGTATTTAGTGTCTCTTCATTATTACTATCCCTAACTATTTTAATTAATGTATACGTTAGATTTTCATTAAAAGCTCCAGGTTTATCCCATGATAAATCAAATCCGGTTCCATTATCCGTAATAGTAAAATTCTTCGGTTTATGTTGTGGAATAGTCACCTCTTTAATATTTGACCAATCACTATGTAAATTAGCATATTTTGCTCTGACTCTAATATTATAATCTCCAGGATAATAATCTGTTCCCAAAAAATTATGATTATTTGATATATCTATTAATTCTGAATAAGAAATACCACCACTATAAGCTGTATTTAAATTTGAAAATGATACATCAAATTTATCAGGAATTCGTGGAGTTTTTGGAATTGTAAATACCATATTTAATTTATTATCACTACTGTAAGTAACATTTTGTAATGTAGGGCTTTCTAAAAATGTAAAAAATGAAAATGGTTCATTAAATTGGTTTAGACTATTATCTGTAGATAATGAATAAGATAGTGTAGAAAATGATACATCATGGTGATTCGCAGATGTTAATTTTAAATCTGTATTATTATTCGTATATTTTGCTTTTAATTGTATAAAATAATTATTATTAGCAGAAATATTTGTAAAAGAAATATCATGTGCTAAAATATCGTATGAAATATTATATACATTTGTATCATTTCTAGAAAAATCATAAACTACACTTGCATTAGAATCTAACTCAATATAATGAAATAAATTAACAGACAAATCTGTTTGAACATCATTAGAAGAATAATCAAATTTTATATTTTTAACCACTCCATTATCTGTTATTACAAGTTGATTATATATTTTTGCATCATTCCCGTTTATAGCTCTGGGTCTAATATTATATAAGTAAATAGAATTTAAACTAATATCATTATCAATAATTTCTATACTTTTTATATCATCTCCAGACCAACCAGTACCACTTATATCAGCATACTTACTATAAAAATTATCGTCATACTTCCATGTTTCTATCCTTTCACCACTAGGACCTACAGAATATTCACAATATTGTTTTGAAATATCGTATGAAAATACAGAATTACTTAAATCATTATATCCAGGAATAATTGTAATTTTGTTTTCAAATATTTTTGTTTCACATTTAATATCTTCTATAAAAGCAATATTTGGTCCTGGTACACCTATTGTAACAATATTACTATCCCAACTATATCCAAATTTATTTTTCAATCTACATTTAAAATTAAATTTGGTACTTTCTGCAAGATTTACCTTGGTTCTTGTTGTCAAATAATCAAAAGATGTATTAGTAGTTATTCTATTATAACTTAAATCATCAATACCTTTCCAAAAAAACTCACTTTTTGCTTCTATGTCTCTTAATTTTAACTTATCAAAAAATCTCCATCTAGTATCTTCAATATGAAGTTCTAATTTTATCCACTTATTATTACCAACAAATGGATATATTACTTTTAATTTTGGAGTTGGTGGAGTTTTAGATAATTTAAAAAATCCTAAACCGTTATATATTTTTGGAATACCAAAACTACTACTAATATCACCTCCTATTTCATAATCATTTCCAATATAATCTTCACTTTTATAAATTAATGAATGACTTATATCTAATGGTAAAAATGTATCAAATTTTTGAGTGTTAAATTTATAAATGGAAAAAGAAGGGTCAATTACACTAAAATTTAATTTACTCCAAATATTATCACTATTATCTTTTGTATATAATAAATCAAAACCATCATCTTCATAAATACTACCTCCCGTATCGTTATTACTTACATCAAAAAAGACGTAATCTTTTTGATAAAACCTTTGATTAATATCATTAGTATAACGATTATTAACCTTTATTATATCTTTAAATCCACTTGTACTAGTACCATCGTTTTTACTTAAAACTGTTTTAACATAAAATTGCGTGGAATTTGGTATAACATCATCCAGTTCAGTCCTATGTAATAAATTTTTCCAACCAGACTGTCCTTGACTCTCCTTAACTCTATCGAACTTATGATACTCTATTTTTCGTTTAAATATTCTAATTTCAAAATCATCAGTTAAGTTGTAAGTGTCATCAATGATTTTTACAATTTTACCATTTTCCCAAATTTCTATACCAGAAACATCCGAAACAATAAATATACCATAATCAATATCATCCAGAAAATTATTAGATATATCTTTTCTATTTGAATAATGATAATCATTATCAGACAAAGTATTCGTTGGTGGAACGAAACCATTACTTATATCTAATCCTATTATAGAATAATTTTTAGAAATACTTGATTTAAAACTTATACCACTATATTCGAAATCCTCATCAAACACTATTGTATCTAATAAAACTGCATATGAATTTAAAAGACCATCATTATTAGTAGACCCTATTTTTGTTAAAATAATTTTATTATCATTATCATGAGTTTGAATAACTTTGCTATAATAATAAGGATTTTCTGTACTACCACTAGCTCCTCCTTCAAATACATCAAAACTATTCGATGAAGTAGTGAATTTAGTTATTATTTCTTGTTCAGTTCTATCAATTTCAACAGAAGTATCAATAAAAGTTTTATATGTATTTTCCTTTGTACCTAAACCATAATTAAAATAATTAAATCCACTTTCGGGAAATAATATATTAGAACTTGGGTCCCAAAAATTATTATTTTCAACTATAAATTTGTAATCACTTCCAGATATATCACCAGTTATTATTCCATTATTTGAATTATCTTTATACATTCCTGAATTTCCATGAATTTGCAATGGTTGTGTTAAAACACCTTTATATCCTCCATTTGGGTCTGGATTTCTATTTATATGAATACCTGTTATACCAAATTGTCCACTTATATCTTGCATATCTTTTTCCAATATTTTTACCCAAGTTTGTCCACCATCTGTAGTTTTCAAAACAGAATTATCTGTTGTAACATAACCTATTTCCATTCCATTTATATTTCTAAGTACCGAATCTTCAATATTTTTATTTGGTCCACCAAATATAATATTTTTAAAATTATACTTATCTGAAGTACCGTCTATGGTATTAATAGCACTAGTAATTATATTGGTCTTTATTAAATTATTATTTGGTATGTATGTCTGATTATTAAAAGATATATCATTTCCTCTTAATAAAATATCTCCATCAGTAGTTCTATTAGATTCACCATATGTTCCTATCCATAAATGAAAATCATTTTCAGAAGCAGAAAATGGAGAGAAAATAGTAGAAGAAATATTATTGGTTATATCTGCTGGATATATAAATGAATAATCCGCAGTAGTCATCCCAGAAATTTCAATATTATTCCAAGTATTTCCCAAATCTCTCGAAAAAGCCAAAGCACCTTCAGTTCCACATATAAATATCCATTTATTATTCGCTTTGTCTATAAAAGTAGAAATATTTGTTAAAATACATTTTTTAGGTTGATTTAAACTATTAGGACTATCCGTAAATACATTAGGAAGTATTGTTGTCCAATTTTTACCACCATCAACAGATTTCCAGACCCTGGGTAATTTTTCATCATCATTATCAACCTTTGGAGCAGTTTCATCGTAATCATGATAATCAGCAACCCAACCACATGCAAATATATTTTTATAAGTTTTATCTTCAAACATTGACATACAAGTAATTTCATGTTTATATTCTAGATTTTGTTGACCAGTTATTTTTTGACAATAAATAACATCATGTAATAGTGCTTTTTTTTCAGTAGAAAAAATATTATTTTCAATTAATACAAGATTGTTACTATCAACACTTAAATTTTGAGATATATCTTGTATTTTATATGTATGTATTATTGGTTCTATATCTAATCCCTCATTACACGAATTATCATACCAATTACAGAATTTTGTCCCTGATAAATCTCGTAAATCTAAATTTCCTTGTTCATCCTGTATTGCCTCCATAATTTTTTCATTATTTCGTAAAATATTATAATTTGGTATATTTTGCCATTCATTCGCATATATACTTACATTATAAATCTCGGCATTTTGCCAAGTTGTTGTTGCAGTGTTATCAGGTAAACCTCTAGCAGAAGTCGGGAGCAACCATACAAATCCTGGAACAAATGTTTCACCACCGGTAACAGCTCCATATTCTATATCAAATTTTGAAATTGTGTGTGTACCATTTCCAATAGTAATAAATCCATCATCTAAAGGATTTGTAGAATAAGCTAAACAATTATTTGCGTTTGCGGTAATATCTGTACCAGGCATTTCAAAAATATACTTACCATTTTCTCCATATGTGGAAGATGACAAATTTGTAATTTTTATAAATCCTGGGTATTTTGTTGTATTTCCAACACTATGCCAGTCATCATTTGTATCTTTATAAAACCCTATATCTTCCGTGTTATTAAAATTCCAATAATATTCTAATTCATATTCATGACCATTGCGCAAATGTGCTTTATCTTTAATACCCGAGAATCCATTCAAATCATATTCAGTTTTATTATCATTTTCATCAATATATATAATCTTACTAACAGAATTATTATTTAACATGTCTTTAAACAAAGAACCACCATTTAAATCATCGTCTCCGTCTACAAATAAAGGATTCCACAACAAAATTCTTTGCTGATTACTATAATTATTGATAGGTGTAGTGGGTTGTATAACCGCCGGTGGTACCTCGCAAGTTCCACCTAAAAAATTCCAGCCTTTTTTACCCATATTACCTATAAAGGGATAC